CTTCTGGTAATGTGATTTCAAGACCTGCTTCTGTAAGAATCATATCTTTTCTTAAATCCTCATCTGCACTTTGTACATTTGTTTGGATTTGAGTATCACGATTAACACCGTTCCCAACTAGTGGTCTGTATCCTAAGTTTGACATATCTGCCATTAGCATCATTCCGCTAGCCATTCCTCTAAATAAAGGTTCTTTAACAAGGTATAAGCTTCCGTGAATTGTATTGATATTTAGCAATTGATGCCCGAAAGCGCCATCTGCTTTATCAAAATTCATTCTGTAAGGCATATTACTGGCTGAGCCAATAGATGCATCTAAGAACGCACCGTCACCTAACTTGTTAAAAAAGGTAATAACTGGTAGTGAAGCTAGAACAAGTCTTTCGCCTGCTCCGCCTCTTGCTGGGTCAAAGATTACTTCCATATCTGCTAGAAGTCTATCGTAAGTTAACTCAGCTTGAGCTACACTTCTGTAGTATGCACTACCAGAAGAGTAACTTAATGCTGAATCGTCAACTGTTGGGTTAACATTTTTTACGATGTGTCCTACAAGACCTTCAGTATATTGAACGCCGTTTACACGTGCGCGTTGTCCAAAGAGCATAGCTCTTTCGATATCGACTTTGTGTTCACGGAGTTTTTGAGCCCAGATTCTGTCAAATTCATTTGCGTAACCACGATGACGTGTCGCAATAGCTGTATTGGTTAATTCACAAGCTGTTTTAAAGATTTGAGTGTACCCAAAATCGTCATCTAATGTATCTGAGAATGTGTCAGGTGACCCTGTTCCTTCAGCAAATGATGTACCAACGATTTGGCAAGCATCATTATTTGATAGAACATTATAACCTGAAACATTAGCATTAGATACATCAATAACTCTACCGCTAAATACGGTAGATGATGAACCAATTGTAGGTGCAGATTCAACTCTTAGTAAAACTTGTGCCCAACCAGCTGTTGAGTCAACACTGTTAACAGCAACTACCATTCCTTTAGTAAGGAAAGATATTGCGCTACCAGAGCCGTCGTCAACGGTTATGTCATATGAACTTCCAGCTGACACCGCACTTCCGCCATTAGCATTTGCTGCCAAACTAAAATTGCGTGAAGTCCAATTTGTGACTGTTCTGTTTTCCAAAAATCGGAATACAGGGTCATCCACTGGATTCTTTGCAACTTTATTTAGGTAGACGAAAAAAGGTGACTCTTCTGGCATTAGTTCTGCAACTCTGTCAGAAAAGTCATACAATTTTCTTTGGTCTGGATTTTGAAATCCAGTTATACTAGTAGTGGAAACACTGACATCAGATTGCTTCAATGTATTCTGATTGTAAGCCATTTTCCAGTTTCTCCTAAGTTATCGTTATTTTGTTAACTTGCCTGAACTTCCTGCATTCATAATTCTATCCCACATTTGGTCCTGCTCTGGTTTTTGGGGAATTTCTCCACCCTGTAAAACGCCAGCAGGCTTTGGAATTGATTTAGCTTTTTCAACCGCTTTTTTGTTTTCATTAGGTTTTCCTGCAACTCCGTTTTGTTCCCTCCAAACTTTTATCAAAGTTTCTATCGGAAGGTTTGCTTTCGGTGTTGTAGCAAAATTTAAAAACTCGTCAGCTTGAGTTGTATCCAAACTATATTCGGAAACTAATTCATTTTTCAAATTATTCATTGCCATTTGTCCTTTTAATTTAGCAAGTTCTTTATCTACAGTATCGTGCACAAGCTTTTTTTCGTTCGTCACCCTATATTGATAGGATGGTGAATCAGGCTTGTGATAGGCGTCCCAAGGGTCGAAAGCTTCAGTGCTATCAAGCGTCTCTGAGCTTCCTGTAGATTCTCCAGCAAGTTGTTTTTCTATTGTATCGACAAGTTCAGGACGTTGTTCTAAAAGTCCTTTTAACTGTTGTAATTGTTGTGTCTCTGAATCGAGTCTTTCCATTTCAACGGTTCTTCTGTCATACATAGATTGAAACTTTTTGGCTTCATTTTCCCAATCTATCTCTTCAGTCATTTCTTGTTCAACGACTTCTTCTTGTGGTTCTTCAACGGAAATAGTTTCATTAACTGCTCCTGTGCCTGCCACGATTGGGTCCTGCTGTTCAACCTGTGTTTGTTCTTTCTCTGCCATTTTTTCTCCTTCCCTGATTTAATCTTACGATTCTGAACCAGGACTTTTCTGTTGTTGTTTTTGTAGTCTGTCTTCTTCAAGCATTGAACTTTCCATCTGGTCAACAACATTGCCCAATTCTACTATCTTCTTTTTTTCGTCTAGCTTAACATTTTGAAGCACTTCATTCAACTGAGTCTTAAACTTTTCTGTCTCTACTCGTTTACGAGCACCGACTGTTTCTCTTTCAGATGTTTGAAGGTCTCCACTAAGCTTCTTTACTTGATTTTCAAGTTGTGATATGTATTGTTGCATTTGTGCCATTTGGCTCTTTCTTTGAAGAACACCTTCTTTGTCGAAGATTTCACTTTTCTTTAAAACCTCGACATCGTCTACCAAGCCAAGTTTATAAGCATCAAGGTACATATTGTATTCTGCTACCTTGTTACTCGGTAAAGTTGAACCTGATATAATTCGAATATCGTGCTGACCCAAATTTAAGTCATTCTGAATCGTCACTAATTCGTTCGTTGTGTCATCATACAATTTCATATTAACCGTAAATTCGGTTTGGTCATTGTTTGGTTGCACAATTCTAAAAGTCTTTTGAAATTTATAATGGTCTTTAGCTAGGTTATAAACTACTTGACCAACCTGAGCTAAAGAAGATTCAATATCTCTTAATTTTGATTTTCCTCTTGATTCTCCCATCTCTGATAAAAGCATCGTTCCTCTAACAGTTTCTGGAGCTTGGTCTTTAAATCCTTGTAATAATTCAGGAATACCAAAATTTAAATCTATATATTTTTCTACCCTATCAATTAAATAATAAAACTCACTCGTCAACGGAGCAGGTTGTGGGTAGTGTGGCTCTCCAAATTCTGGATTATATTCAATAACCGCATTTGGGTTTGCCCAATCTTTTTCTAATTGACTAACACTGTCTACACTTCCTTCAGGAATTAATAATTTTAATCCTGCAGCAGATTGAGCGTGTGACAAGGTTAAAGAAAATAACTTATTTAAAAGTCGTTGAGAGTCTTTAACCTTGTTCACATCTGACTTTGGATAGGGAGTATTAGTCCAAATATTCGCAAATGGAATAATCGGATATATATCAGTATTAAGAACACGCTCAAATAATAAAATATCTCCAATGCTACTGCATTGTGCAATTCTTGTTTGCATTACTTCCTGTACTTCTATAGCTCCAGACTCAATTGCTCTTTGTGTCATTTCGTCTTCTAGTGCTCCTTGATACGTTTCTTCGTTTACAATTTTTTCTTTACCATCAACAGTACTAAATAACCTATAATAAGGAGCCTTTACTTTGTAAAATCTGTCAAGTATTTGATATTTTTGATTTACTTGATAATCTAAATTCTTTGCTTCTGCTGGAGTTAAAACATTATTGCTATTTTTTAAATTAGATGTGGGATAGTCTTCTCCATATAAGCTATTCACACCAACCTGAACATCATCAATTACTTCTTCCAATTGAGGATAAGTGTCTAACAATTGTTGTTTTGTTAAAAATGTAGAAAGAATAATTCCAGAAGCATCTTGAAAAAATCTATCTCTTGATGCAGGGTCTACATATACCCGAAAAGGGTCTACATTTTTGTACATAACTTCCCCTCTTCCATAATCGGATTCTGGGTCTATATAAACATACATATAACCTAATCCACACACAGCATAATCGTGAACCACTTGTTTAAAAATAACATCTCCCTTAGAGATGTCCCATACATATTCCAATAAAGTATTCCACACTTTTGACATTCTTGCATCAGAGTCTTCTCTTCCGAGAGAATTAAACCGTGCGGGTCTTGCTGTAAGCAATGATTTTAATTTGTCAACAGCTGCATAAACTCTATCTATAACAAAATCTGCTTGTCCCACCGATTGCAATGCACTGGACTCGTCTTTTGTATAGTGATTTCCTAAAACAAAGTCAACAGCATCTCTTGCGTCTGAGTCCCAAGATTGTCTTGCATCACTCCATCTTCTAAATAAGCCTTGACTAATTTCTGGTTTAGATTGATTATTATATTCGTCGTATTTTACGGTAAACTCCCAGTTTTATATTTTAAGACTAAAATAAATATTTTACGACGTTCTTGTCAATATAAAAATTAATTTTTTTGTCCAGTAATCCAAGAAATTACTTGGCTTGAGAACCGTTCTTCTTTTTTTGACATTCTGTCCTCAAATTTCTCTATATCGATAGCAGAACTTTTAGGAGGTTTTGCAGTATGAATCGCATACCACATTCCATCCAACAAATCATCGTTCTTGCCTTTTGGGAATTGAAACATCTCATCTATTATTTCTTGATGTTGTTTTTTAATGAAAAGCTTTCTTGAGTTAACAATAGGACAAAGCAATGCTTCTATCCTGTCTTCTTTTTTAATTCCTGCTGGTGGTCTTATTCCTTGAGCTAATCCAGGAGCCAGTCTTCTATCGGCTCCAATTAATTTATTTACATAGTCTTTAATAACTCCTTGTGCTCCCACTTTTTCAACATTAACCCGCCTCACGGGACTAAATCGTTTTGCATATTCAAATATTTTTTGTGGCATATCATATAAAGGAGACCTCTCTCTATAATAATCTATTAAATAAATATTTCTATCACTATCTATAGCAATGGTCAAAATTACTTGAAAGTCACTAGTAGAATTTGCTTCATAAGCTAAATCCACTCCCACATATACATTAACGGGAATAGCAGATTCGTCTATCATCATATAGTTAAATCCTTCCCTAGATTCCATCGTTCCTCTATAATAATTAATTCTATCAATTTTAAATTTTGCTGAATCTAAATCTCTTGCTTCGTTTAAATACTCTTGTGCAAATTTATGAAGAAGTCCCATATCAGAGAACCTTCTTCTAATATCCATTAATTTGTTCCTACTAAAATAGGTTGGCCATAAAGGAATATCGTTTTCTATCGCTTTTTTATACATCACCTTCCAAGCATATTTTCTCCCTTCTCTTTCTGCCTCTATGTGACCATCATAAATGCTTTGTAAAAAAGAATCATAATGCACAATAGTCCCAATTAACCAAATAGAACCTTCTTGTTCCTTAGAGTTTTCTAAAGCAGGTTCTACTGTAGACATAACCCACTCTTTAATTTCTCTTCTTCTATCAGGTGTTTTTGTATTTAGTTCTGATTCAAAGTCATCAAGAACAATATTGGTATATCTTAAACCTAATTGAGAACGACCACGCAATCTTTGAGTCGTTCCTTTTGCAATAACTCTATCTCCTCTTGCAGTAGTAAATTCTTTCTCAGTCCATTTATCTCCTTTTAAATCTCCAAAATAATAATTTAAAGCAGGATTGATGTCTATATGGTTTTGAATATACTTGATATGGTCTATTGCTTGAGACTGTTCTTCTGAAACCCAAGCAATAAATTCTTTTCTATCAGACGGATTAAAATATAGTTTATATAATAGTGCAGTTTTTGCTAGGGTAGATTTTGCGTGCCCTCTAGGAAGAATAATACAAGCTCTTTTTTCGTCTCCTAAAAGCAACTTGCTTAATTCATATTGATATGGAGCAGGAGAAGACTTCATAAAATCTTCTGGTAAAAACATTTGCCCAAAAGTAATAATGTCTTTTCTTGCTAATTCTAATGCTTTCTCTTTTGCAGAGAGGTCTGGAGGGATTATGTTAAATAAATTCTTCTTCGTAATCTTTTTCATAAACTCTGTCCATCATTATTGCTGTTTTCTCAGAAAGCCAATCTTGGTCTGGTACTTCCGTAAATGATGAAGATTTTTCCCATAATAAAGGTCCAGCAACATACACCCAAGCTTTTTCCTTTTTTCCATTTGTTAATGTAACATCAGCAGTTGTTCTTATATAAAGACCACCTTCTACATTCTCATATCTATCATACGAATTTAAATCTTCTGGAACCACATCCATCATTTCTACAATAGCTCCTTTTCCTTTTGGGTTTTTAATTAAGGCTGGAAATGAAAGTGTTCCTGGGAACACTAAGCTAAATCCTTCTACTCTTCCTTTGGTTCTTCCACCTCTTCTTAAAGTACCATAAACTGCTAATCTCATCACGAATACCCAACAGATGAAGGAATACCTAAATCAAGAATACCAAAATCTGTAGAATAAACTGTTAAACAATTAACACATTTTATTGAATGTGCGTCTTGTCTTGCTTTTGACCAAACGAATACCCCTGTATTCTTTAGTCTGTGATGACATATTTGGCATCGCTTAGTTCTTGATATCTCTTTTAACTTCCTGAAGTTTTTTGTGTTTGGGCTTTTGAATTGCATTTAATTGCTCCTGTGTAAATCCTTGGAATACGGTAAGCGATTCTGATTTCTTCTCTGTATCCATCATTCCTGAGATTTTCATTAGTGTTGTTAAAGCTGTTATTTTATCTCTATCGGTCGATTCCGATTTGTCAATAACGTCACGCATCTCCTCTAATAGATATTTTGGCGTTATTTCAGCTTCTTCTAAATGTTTGTTTATTTCGTCTCTTATCAAATTTTTAACTCTTTCTGTCCTAAGCAACAATTTTGACTGATTATTTGCATATTTTTCATTGTTTGTAGGAAATACTTTCATATAAGCATCAACTACATCATCGCCTTTAGCAACATACTTTGCAAACAAAAATTCTGAATTGGTTGCGTTTTTTCTTTCTCTTCTTCTTACTGATGGAGATTTTCCTTTCAATGAAAACGTATGCATATTGGTTCGCATTTCGCCTTGCATCTTACTCTTCTCTCCACAAATAAATGACCCTATAATCGTTCTTATAAAGGTTGTTTCTTTTTTTCGATTATGTGATTTCATTATTCCTAAGTGTAATACTTGACACACTTGTCCGTCATCACATAATACCCAATCTCCTCTATTAGAGTGCCGCCAATCCAAGACCAGAGCCGTACTAAGGTGATAGTCTCGGAATTCCGCGACGTCT